CTAGTTATCATTTTTATATAAACTATCGAACACAGCATTGATTTTTTCTTTATCCTGATCTTCAAGCTCTCGAACAATATGAAGGTAAGTAGACATTGTGGTTTCTAAACTGCTATGTCCTAAACGTTTCGATACGCTAAGTATATTTACTCCTTGATAAAGTAAAATAGATGCATGTGTATGCCTTAGTCCATGCAAAGTAAATTGCTTTTCAATCCCTAATTCTTTTAATTTTTTGCGCAAATATTTGCTGACGGCATTTGATGAAACTAATCCATTTTTTAAGTTGAAAAAAACAAAATTATGAGGGTTTTTAACTTCAAACTTCTCGAATAATTCTTTTTGATTGATTTTAAACTTTTTTAAGAGATTAATCGTATGTTTATCAATGGAAATTTTCCTATTTGAGGTTTCGTTTTTTGTTTTTCCCCATTCATTTAATTTATAATTCCATGTTTTATTAATAGTGATGATTTGATCTTCGAAATCGATATCTTCCCATGTTAATCCTAGAAGTTCAGCAAATCGCATTCCAGTAGCACCAGCAACTAACACGAGCATAGGAGAAGAGTACTGCGCAGAAAGGTTTTCTTCTACGAGTTTCATTAAAGATTTAAATTGATCATAATCTAAATATTTATCTTCTTTTGGCTTCAATGAATTTTTTCCTTTGATTACTGCTTTTCTAGTTGGATCAAACGGAATTAATCCTTCTTCTACGGCATCTTTCAGCGACGATCTAATATGGTTATTGAACTTAATAACGGTAGACTTTACATGGTCTTTAGCATACTTATTTAAAAAGCGTTGATATCCAACTCTATCTAAATCAGAAATCAACACTGCTGGCATATATTTCTTTATGTTCATTAACGTATCTTCGTATTTTCTATAAGTGATAGGAGATACTGTTCCTTCTTTATAAAGTTGCATCCAATCCTCAAAGTAATCTGATAATAATAGATTTTTGCGATCCCCTTTAAGGCCTTTGTTCAAGTTATATTCTAATTCGTTGGCGGCATCTTTTGCTTCGCCTTTTGTCTTAAATCCTGATTTTCTTATCTTCGTGTATTTTCCGTCATCTTTTTTGTATGAAATTTCGTATTGCCAACTATTTCCACGTTTGACTAATCTTGCCATAATTGAATCTACTCTCTTTCTCTGATACAATAGGCACTGTAAAGAAGCCTATTGTGTAGGTTTGTTTTTAACACGTCCACGAACTTTGGCGAGGGAGGGGCGTGTTTTTTATTTAAACATATTCATTATGAACCAAATGCAAAATAAACCCAATGGCAACATAAATATAAAACAACCAATTTGCGAGATGAAACTTCCAGTTTTTTCTATACGTTCACCAGATTTCTGCATCTTTTCTCCGGCTCTGTATAGTTTAGAATTTGCTAATCTTGATTCATAGTTGTAAAAAACTTGATGTACTTCTTCAGGAGAAAATTTTCCTCCACAATTAGGGCATTGGGTTGTGTTGAAAGTTAAAATAAAGTCTTTCTTACAAAAATTACAATTTATTTTTATCCGCTCTTTCTCCAAATCCATTTTTAACTCCTCATTTTTATGGTATGATTTTACTGGAGAATCTTAGAAATAAGGTTTCTAGTCCGTGTTGCAGCACGGGCTTTTTTTATATAAGAAAACGATAAGCGCTTTCTGGTAGTCCGTAAAGATTTTTTAATTCCTCGATTTTTCTAGGATATTGATCGTTGTCTTCTTTGTATAGAGAAACAATGAGATTAGCAGCAAAACAATTAGCTTCGCTTTCAGATTTGCTTCTAGATGTTCTTGTTGATACGTAATAGCTAGATAAGCCACGATGAAAAATAGCGTGACCTAATTCGTGAGCGCAAATGTAGAATCTTTCCTCAGAGTCTCGCAGTTCATCATTTAAAAAGATTATTGCACGATCTCTAATTTCTTGAAACTGCCCTTTGGGATTTTCGATAAAAGGAACGTATTGAATTTTAATGCCCATCTTTTTACAAATATAGAAAGGATTAGCGGACTGGTATTTCCGCTTCAATTCCTCGACTAAATTAATCGTATCCATCTCCATAAGCTCACATCTTTTTGCCTTTTTCTTTGTCTTCTTTCACAATATCCCAGAAAGTCGCTATCAGGATATCTTTTACGCGCTGTATTTGTTCGGGTGTCAATGTTTCCCCACCATAAGACATATTAACATTTGAATCTAGTAGTTTATCAAGTTCAACCACTTCCTCTTTTGTAGCCCATTTGGGAACATTATTATTTCCCAATAAATAATCAGTTGTGACACCAAAATAATCAGCAACTTTCTTTAAGTTCTCAGATTTTGGCGAGGCTTTATCCCATCTTCTTATTTGTCCATTAGAGATGCCCACCTGTCTTTCTACTTCTGCTATAGTCACGTGCTTTTCGTCTGCTAATTCTTTAATCTTAGTAACTAAACTCATTATTATCAACCTTTCAAAGCTGAAAAGAAAATAAATAGCTTAAAAGTTATATTTTTGGCTGATAATTAGCTTTTAAGCTAGTATATTTAATTCGTAAGCTAAATTGTTAGCTAAATAAGAGCAACAAAAAACTCTACTAATTTAAAACATTCTCTCGGTCGCCAAACTTAGAAATGTTATTTTAGAGGCTTTTTATAAGTCTTATTTAACTATGTATTCATAATAGCTTAAAAGCTAATAGGTGTCAACGATTTAGCTAATTTTTTAGCTTACAAATTATTTGTTTAGAAAGGAGCTATTTTTATGTCTGAGAATTTAGACTTAAAAATTCGAGCGGAGATGAGAAAAAGAAGAATGACTTTCAAAGAACTAGCTGCGCTTGTTGGTATTTCAGGAGCTTATTTATCAGATATTCTAAACGGCAATCGTGATGGTAAAAAAGCTCAAGAACACATAGAAACTGTAAAAAAAATATTAGGTATTTAATAGGAGGGACAGCTAATGCAATATCTAGAAGCGAAAATCCCAGTTCCAGAAGGCTATGTAATTATATCCCAAGTGGATTATGAGGAGTTAAAAAAAGCTGATGATACTGGTAGATGGATGACGTTGCCAGAAGTACTAGAACGGATTAACAGAAAATATGATTGGTTTACTTCTAAAGTTTTAAAGAACCCAAAATATAGAGATATTATCGATATCGAGAAAAACAAAAATGGATTTGTCTATTATCCAGTTGAAGGAAGAGACACATATCTATTTTTAAGAAGTAAAACACTTGAATTTTTAGAAACAAATTTTTCGGAAATCTTAAGGAGGCAAGCGGATGGGAAAATTTAATAGAGCATTAGTATTCAGCGCACCACTAATTATCTACGCTTTAGGTCTTTGGGGAAGCAGGCAAGCGTTGATAGGAACGATTGTTTACATGGTTTGGATTTTTATGGGGCTTGATGAAGCGGAGTACAGAGCGAAAAAGCCAGTCGGGAGGGACTGACTAATGAGTAAGGACGATATTGTATTTCTGTTAACTATGTTTTGTGGGATTGGATCAATAATAATTAATTTGTATTTGATTATTAAAGAAAAATTTTTCAATTAAAATGAGTCTTTTAGCTTTAACTTAAATTTTTTTTGATAATTAGCTGTTCTTATGACCATTACAAGTTTTTCACCAGGTAATATATCTTTCATCTTTAAAACTTCTGAAAAAGCGACTGAGTAGCCAGGAGAGATTTCTTGTGCCAACGGTATAGGAGATAAAAGGCTACTTTTATGAAAGCTTCCCATATCAAAACCATTGTCGTGATAATGTGAACAATCAATTTTCTTACCGTTGTAAAGATACGTACATTCGATAATTGAGTTTGGCATTTTTGATGGGTTTGCAATTACGCCAGTAAGAATCATTCGATTACTTCTATCATGCTTAACTAAAAAATAGGAGAGCGTAATTTTTCTTTTATCTTTAAATAAGTTATAGAGGGATAAAAAAAATCCTGAAATAGAAATGATTAAAGTAATAGCGACTTGGTAATCGCTCAAAATTTTTATCAAGTAATTCACCACCTTTTTACTCAAATTATATCAAAAAGGAGAGAAGAAATAATGCAAGAATTAGTAATTTTGAAAAATAAAGAAGCTGTAACTACGAGCTTGCAAGTGGCAGAAAGTTTCGAAAAGAAACATAAGCATGTGCTAGAAGCAATTGAATCAATAAAAAGATCGGTCGAAAATTCGGCCAATGTTAAAGATGTGCTCGATTTTGAGCAGATGTTTATGGAAGGGAACGAGCCGGACTCATACGGAAGAAGTCGGAAAGTTTATTTCATGAATAGAGACGGATTTTCCTTGCTAGCTATGGGATTTACTGGAAGTAAAGCAATAAGTTTCAAACTAAAATTTATTGAAGCTTTCAATGAAATGGAAAAATCAATCAAAGAACGAATGATCGCTATTCCAACGACACATAGAGAAATGGCTATGTTAGCTTTAGCTGCAAACGAAGAAACGAACGAAAGAGTAGACGCTATAGATGCGGTCATTTCAATTTTTAGCTTAGCTGGTTCATTGGTGGGAACTTTTTCAGGAATTGTTATCTCTAATAAATTGACAATTTATCGAATTGATCAACTAGAGAAAAAAGTTGAAAAACATAATAATTTGGTAGAAAGAACCTATCAATTAGAAGGCCGAATGAAAGTAGTTGAGCATGATATTCAAGATGTGAGAGGGGGTGAGTGAATGATTTTGCCCGATAAGTATTATCAAGTCATTAAATGGACGGTTTTAACAGTATTACCAGCTGCATCTGCTTTAGTAGCCATGTTAGGGAAAGCGTATGGATGGAATGGAACAGATATGACAGTACTCACTATCAATGCAGTAGCAACATTTTTAGGCGTTATCACTGGCGTGTCGGCTTATAATTTGAAAAAATAGGAGGAAACAAATGAAAAAGAAAATTACTATTACTGCGATGAGCCTATTAACGGCTCTTTTTTTATTGCCAATTAATGGGTTCGCCTATACGATCAACGATGAATATAATCTAGCTCCAAATCAAGGGGATTCAAGATTAGCAATCCCCAACAAAATTATTTTACATGAAATTGGGATAGATGCACCTGCAAGAAATGTAGCAGCCAACATGAAAAATAATTATAACGGAAGTAATCCTTATACTACAGATGTTATTGGTGACGGTGGGATTGTTTACCGTGTGGGTGAGCAAGGATATGTTTCGTGGGGTGCTGGTAACGCCAACCCTTATGCGCCTGTACAGATTGAATTACAGCACACATATGATAAAGCATTGTTTGAGAAAAACTATCGAGCTTACATTGAATATACAAGAGATAGTGCAAAAAAATATGGAATTCCATCGACTCTTGATCAAGGAACTTCTTTATTTACAAAAGGAATCATTTCTCATTTGTGGGTAACAAATTATGTTTGGGGTGATCATACAGATCCTTACGGTTATCTTTCTGAAATGGGCGTAAGTAAAGAAAAACTAGCCTATGATTTAGCTCATGGATTTACCGATGAAAATCCGACAACTTCAGATGATAAACCAGTCATTGATCCAACTAGAGCAGGTGCAGCAAATTCTACACTGACAGATGGAACAAATTATGCCCACATTGATCAGTTCGGAGAAATCGAAAACGCAAACTTGCATGTGGCTGGATGGCATATTGCTGACTACCAATATGAGTATATCTTCATCATGGATTACAATACTGGGAAAGAACTAGCACGAGTAAATGCTAATGGCGTTTCACGTCCAGATGTAAACCAATCTTATAGTACTTATGGAAACGTTGGTTATCATGTATCGTTCAACATGCGTAATTTTCCTAATAAGAAAGTCTATGTAATGATGCGTGCAACGAACGATCCGAAAGGTAACACGCAAGGCGGAGCGCAAGATTTTCATGACAAACGATGGTACTTGAATATTCCGCGTAGATAAAGAATAGCCCCTCATTGAGGGGCGTACATAATAAATAAGGATATTAATTACACTAGTATTTTTGTTATAATGAATGAGAAAAAATAGAGAGTGTAGGTAATGTAATGAAAATGAAATGGTTTAAAAAAGATTTAGTTATCGCCCTAGTAGTAATATTTATATGTTCGTTTATAATTATCTCTCCACAAATATATAAGCGTTCGATAATTTTAGGAACAGATGTCATGTTTCATCTTAATCGCTTTTTTGAAACAGCTAAACAACTTGAAACAGGTAAATTCAATTATTTCTTATCTTTATTTAGTTTTAATTCAAGTGGGAGAATAGTTAATGCTTTTTATGGATGGGACTTTTCCTATCTAATGGGATTTTTACTCATGATTGTTAAATCATGGACTAAATTTCAAATTGTTAGCTCGTTTATTTGTACATTCATTGCGGGTACAAGTATGTATTTTTTAAGCAGATATTTAAAGTTAACTAATATTCTTAGTATTATAACTGCAATATTATATATGTCTTCCTACGTAGTCATGCAATACCCTATTGCTCAAGCTTTTAATGGGTGGGGGGCAGCATTCTTACCTTTAATATTTATATCGGCTATGAAATCTATAAAAAATATAGAAAATCCCATAAATTATGTTGGTCTATCGGTAATAGTCAGTCTTCTACTCTCTATTCACATGATGACTCTAGTGATTGCGTTGCTAGCTATACTTCCTTTCTATATGTATAGCTTTATAAGAAATAATAAAAAAGTCTATTGGATTCGTGATATGTTGTTTGCGGTAGGACTTACAATTTTATTATCTGCCAATTCTATTCTAGGGTTTTTAGATCCTTACTTATCAAATAATATTTTGAAACCTTTCTATTTGGAACAAATGTCTGGTGACATCGTTAAATTCTTAGTGAATAGAAATGATTTGCATGATGTAGGACTAATCTACACATTTATTTTTATTTTTGGAATATCATTTACTTTGTTTAATTGGAAACAAACAAAAATCGAAGAAAAGTTTGCTGCAATTGTTGGTGGAGTATTTCTTCTATTGGCATCAGGTCTACTTCCTTGGGACGAACTACCACGTTATATTCCCTTTGTGAAAGTGGTTCAATTTCCACACCGATTTGTGATTGTATCTTATGTTCTATTAATTTTGAACTTCGCTATGGTCATAAACCGGATAATTAGTAACAAAAATGATGAGGTGAAAAAAGTTGTCTATTCATTAACTGTGGTATTAAGCTTTTTTAGTATTTTGAATGGGAATGCTTTTATAAATTCTCAATCATGGCTTTGGCAAGGTGATGACCCAACTGCTACAGGAAATAATAAAGCTAGTGTACGGGTTAATGGAGCAGATCAGTTAAGATCAGATTTTAAAAGTCCGGATTTAGAAAAAGGATTAGATGCAATAATAAAAGGAACACCGGATTATTTACCAATACCAAAGGACTCTGATAACGAAAAAATATACCAAACGGATCCTTATAAGCTTTATCTCAGACAATTTGTTGATAATCCTTTGCAGGGAGAAAAAACTATTACAAATAAAGGTGAAATAAAAATATCATGGGAAAATAATTCCTCTAAAAATCAGAAAACACAATTGCCTGTTGCTGCCTACAGCCATTCATACGTAAGATTGAATGGGGAAAAAATGGATAAAAAAGAAGTAACTGACCTAGGGGCATTGATTGTTAATGCTAAGCCTGGATTAAATGAGGTTGTTGTAGGCTACCGTCCAATAATTAGCATTAAGCTAGCACTAGTTTTAAAATTTATAGGTTTGATGATAATAATTTTATTAACAATAAAAAGGATAAAGAAAATTTTAGCCACGATATAA